AAACAAGGCGGTTCTGTAGTAGAACGTAATCCATACGATAATTATCAACCAAAGGCAATATAGAAAATGGCAACTGAACGTAATCCCTTTGATCCAATTCCAACGGCTGAACTATCTATTGAGATAGAGTCAAGCGGAACCATTGACGAAGATGGTAACGAAGCTGTAATGGAACTTGATCCAGAGGATGGTGGTATTATAGTAGAATTTAAACCACCTGTGGATGAACGATCAAAAGTACAGCAAAAAGAAGAACCAGAAGAATTTTATCGTAATCTTGCAGAAGATATGGATGAAGAAGAACTGGAAGATATAGCTGCGAAAGTTATTGACAACTTTGAGGCAGATAAAGACTCACGTTCAGATTGGGAGTCTATGTTTGAACGTGGCTTTGATTTGCTAGGTCTAAAGCTAGAAGAAGCATCAGAACCATTTGAAGGTGCCTGTACTGCTGTACATCCCATTCTAATTGAATCAGCAGTTAAGTTTCAATCTAAAGCTATACAAGAATTATTTCCACCGGCTGGTCCTGTAAAGTCACAAATTGTTGGTGACGTTACTGAAGAAAAACAAGACCAAGCTAACCGCGTCAAAGCATTCATGAACTATCAGGTTACTGATCAGATTGCAGAATACTTTGACGAATTTGAACGTATGCTTTTTCATCTACCACTTATTGGATCAGCATTTAAGAAAACATATTTTGATCAAGGTCTAAATCGACCTGTATCTGAATTTGTACCAATCGACCAATTTTATATTTCATATTATGCAACGGACCTGCGACGGGCAGACCGTTACACTCACGTGATTTATCGTAGTCCAGTTGAAATGCAACGCGACATAGCCGCAGGTATGTATGCCGACGTTGACCTGCCTGATGCTTCTATGCCAGAACAAACAGCAATGGCACAGAAGATGGATACGATCTTGGGTCTTTCCCCTTCTTCACAACATGACCCACAATATGTTCTACTTGAACAGCACTGCTATCTTGATTTGCCAAAGCAGTTTCACGGTGAGGATGACGGTCTGTCCCTTCCTTATATTGTTACTATTGAACAAAAGTCACGGAAGGTTCTTTCTATTCGTCGTAACTACGACATTAAAGACAAACGACGTGAAAAGAAAATCTTCTTTACGCACTATCGTTTTGTACCCGGCTTTGGCTTCTATGGTCTTGGCCTGATCCATTTCCTTGGCAACCTTACAATGACAGCTACTGCAGCTATGCGTGGCTTGGTAGATGCTGGTCAGTTTGCTAACCTACCCGGCGGCTTCAAAGCTAAAGGGCTGCGGATGGTTGGAGACAATGATCCTATTGCACCGGGTGAATGGAAAGAAGTAGAAGCTGTAGGTAATGATCTATCTAAAATGATCATTCCTCTTCCATACAAAGAACCTTCACAAACATTGTTCCAGATGCTTGGATTTGTCTCCAATGCAGCACAAAAGTTTGCAGATAGTACAGAACAGGTTGTATCAGATGCTGCAAGCTATGGACCAGTTGGAACAACAATGGCTCTGCTTGAAGCTAGTAGCAAGTTCTTTTCTGCTATTCACAAGCGTATTCATAAGTCACAAAAAGACGAATTTAAAATTCTAGGTCGTATTAACTACGAATATCTACCAGATGAATCACTTGTAGATATTCCAGAGAATACACTAAAGATTTACAAGTCAGACTTTGATGGCCGGATTGATATTATTCCAGTATCTGATCCAAACATTCCATCCAATGCCCATCGCATGATGATGGCTCAAATGGCTCTACAGCTTGCACAGCAGTCACCACCGGGTATGTTTGATATGGAAGAACTTAATCGTTCTATTCTTCAGTCTGCTAATGTTCCAGACCTTGATAAGATTATGCCGCGTAAGCCACAGCCTGTGCCTCTTGATCCAATCTCAGATATTATGGCTGCAGTCAAAGGTCTACCAATCAAAGCCTTTATGGGTCAGAACCATGATGCACACATTCAAGCTAAAATGGCTTACATGCAAGACCCACAGAATGGTGCTAATCCTCTAATGAAACGTATTGCTCCTGTACTAGAAGCTAATATGCAAGAACATATGATCATGAAGTATCAGGAACAAGTTGAAGGAACTGCAGCACAGCTTATTGAACAGTATGGTCCAGAAGCTATTGCGTCTGGTCAGGTTGATCCTAATGATCCTCGCGTTATGGAAATGGTCATGGCTGAAGCAGCCCAGCAAGTCGCCCAAGCTAATCAGGCTATGGCACAAATGCAACAGGCAGCTACACCAGAAGCACAAATGGTTCAGATTGAACAGCAGCGTCTACAGGTTGAACAAGCTAAGGTTCAAGCACAGACAGCTAAGGAAAGTGTTGAAGCTGCAATGAAGAACCGCGAACTTGATCTGAAGGAAGCACAGATACAAATTGACATGATGAAAGAAGGTATTAAAACTTCAACTAATATTCAAGAAAAAGAAAAAGATCGTAATGCTAAGAAAGCCATTGCAGCACTTGATGCTATTATGGACTTGGCTAAATCTCAAGAGTCAGCCGATACAGCTAAAATGCTTAAAGCTGCAGACATGGTAGCAGGTTTTGTAAAAGAGGCTAATAAGAATAGTTAATGACTTTATGGGAAGAAATAACAAAAGAACTTGATAAACAAATCGAAGATTTAAAAAATTTACTTGCATATGGAGGCTCTTCAAGTTACGATGAGTATCGTCAAGTCGTTGGTCGTATAGAAGGACTAGAGTTGGCGAAAGAACAAATAACAAACATTGTTAAAATTCGTATCTATGAAGAGGAGTAATAAATGCAACAGCCTTCGATGGGCAAGTCAATTCCTAACTCTGATTGGGTTTCAGATGAAGGTATTGAATTAAAAAAAGAAGACTTACCAGAACTACCGGGTTATCATGTATTAGTACAACCCTTATCAATTAAACAGAAGACAAAGGGTGGTATTATTCTCCCTGACTCAACTAAGGACGATATTGCTTATTTAACTACAGTCGGTAAAGTATTAGCTTTAGGTGAATTAGCATATCAGGATTCAGAAAAGTTTCTTTTTGGTCCTTGGTGTCAAGAAGGTGATTATGTAGCCTATGGTAAGTTTGTTGGGCAGAAGCTTCAATACAAAGGTGTAAAGATGATTCTGTTGTTTGACGATCAGATTATTATGCGTGTTGACAAGCCTTCTGATCTAGACCCAACATTTAATTTGTCTAATTAATTTAATTAGTATATAATAACTAATTATCAGCCGTAAGCGTTAGTTTCGCACCTAGCGATAAGAAAGGGAAAGAGTAATGAGTAACGACGAAACAGAAGTAGACCTATCAGAATGGTCTGAGATTAATACTTCAGGTTCTTCAGAGTCTGCACCAAAGGTAGAATTTGAAGTAGAAGAAGAATTAGAAAAACCTGAAGAAAAAGTAGTACAGAATAAAGAAAGAGTACAGGAAGTACGCGAAGAGGAGGAACCAGCCCAAGAACAACCAGAAGAGTTGGAGGGTATTAAGACTAAAGGTGCTGAGAAGCGTATCAAACAGCTTATTCGGCAGCGTAAAGAACGTGAAGAAGAAATTGAAAAACTTCGTAGTGAAGTAGAAAATCTTCGTGGTTCTGTTAAGACAAGGGAACAAGAACTAGCTAGTAGTTTAAAAACTAATATTGATAGTACTCAAGGACAGATTACTAGCCGTATTGAACAAGCTAAAGAAATTTTTAAGCAAGCTGCAGATTCTGGTGATACAGATCGTATGCTTGCTGCACAAGAAGAAATGTCCAAGGCTTATGCTGAGTCTATGGTTGTTCAGCAGCAGCAACGTGCGTGGGAAGAATATAACGAACGTCTTCAAGCTGCTGGTCAAACAGTCGAACAGCACGTTCCACAGCAACAGCAGCAGGAGTATGATCCTAAAGCTGTAGCTTGGGCAAGTAAGAATCCTTGGTTTGGACAGGATCAGATTATGACTGCAGCAGCTTTAACTGCAGATGCTGAACTAAAAAGTGAAGGATATGATCCATCCGATGACGATTTTTATGAGGAAATTGACAATAGACTACGTAGCCAGTTTCCTCACAAATACGAAGAGCCTAAACCTGCTGTAAAACAGGAAGAGGCTACACCACGGTTGCAGGATACACCGTCAAATTCTGCTCAAGTAGTTGCAGGTGCGTCACGCACACCTCAAACCACTAAAGGCAATAAAGTGAAACTATCTCAAGAAGATGTTCGCAGAGCCAATAAATGGGGTATTACACTTGAACAATATGCTGCGGAAAAGCTAAAGGCTGAAAGTGCTGATGGCGAATACACAGAAATTTACAATTAAGCGTGGAAGGAAATACAATGACAACACGAAATGAATCACGTAATAGCGTTAATCGGGAAACTACACAACGTCGTACAACATTTGAGGAGCCTAATTGGCTAGATATTCCTCAGTCCGTTAAAAACCGTTTTGCTAATGAAGACATGGCTCTTCGTTGGATTCGTATTACTCTTCGTAATCAAGAAGATTACCAGAATGTAGGTAAACGTACAGCAGAAGGTTGGGAATTTGTACAGGCAGATGAAGTTCCAGAAATGCTACATTCCTCTGACGTGAGAGAGGGTGGACGATATGTAGGTGCAGTCTGTCGTGGAGACTTGGCTTTAGCAAAGATGCCTAAAGAACTTGCAGAATCTCGTCAAGAATTTTATGAGAATCGTAGCCGAGAAATGGTTGATGCAGTTAATGCACAGTTAATGAGCAGTTCAGATTCTCGTATGCCTATCTCAAACCAAAGTCGTACACAAGTTAGTCGCGGTAAACAAGCTAAGTTTCAACAGGACTAAGATTGAATACTGTAGACCGACGAGTGTACATGTCAATGTATAGCACATAGAAAGGAAAGTGTAATATGTCTACTACAAAAGCACTTGACGGTCTACGTCCTTCTCGCATTCGTGGTGGTTCACCAAATAGTAGCGGTATGAATGAATACCGTCTTGCCAGCGGTTATGCTGCAAATATTTTTACTGGTGATATTGTTGTAAATGCTGATGGGTACGTAAACGTCCTAACAACCACAACTCAGAAAGCACTAGGTGTTTTCATGGGTTGTAATTATGTTGCCAATGGCGAACCAAAATGGTCTGCTTATTGGCCTTCAGGAACTTCAGTAACAGAAGCAGTTGCTTATGTTATGGATAATCCATCTGCCACCTTTGTTATTCAAGCTGACGCTTCAGTATCTATTGGTGACATTAATTCACAAAACTTCAATGTTACTCTAGGTTCAGGTTCAACTGTTACAGGCCGTTCAGGTTTTGGTATTGACGCAAGTTCACGTACCACAGGTAATGCCATGCTTCGTCCTATCGCAGTTGTTAATGAACCGGGCAATGACATTGATGTAGCAGCAGAACGTGCTTTTCCAAAGCTAGAAGTTCGTATCGTCAAACATGTCGATGCTTACATTTCTGCTGATTCATCTGTAAACTAAGCGGAAGAAGGGAGTAAATAACAATGGCTATTAATCGCTCTAGTATTGCAAAAGAACTTCTTCCCGGTCTAAATGCTATTTTTGGCATGGAATACGGTGAAGTGGATAACGAACATGAACCACTTTACGAAGTTGAACAGTCAGATCGTGCATTTGAAGAAGAAGTTCTATTCACCGGCTTCGGCACTGCACCTGTAAAGGGTGAAGGTGCTGCAGTTCAGTATGACGACGCACAAGAAGGTTACACTGCTCGGTACACACACGAGACAGTTGCACTTGCTTTTGCAGTTACTGAAGAAGCTATGGAAGACAACCTCTATGACACCTTTGCCAAGCTACGTGCACGTGGTCTAGCCCGTGCAATGGCAAACACCAAGCAGGTAAAAGCTGCAGACGTTTTCAATAACGGCTTCAGTGCTGCTTATCTTGGTGGTGACGGTGTTGCACTATTCTCAGCCTCTCACCCAACTGTTGGTGCTGGTGTTCAGTCCAATACACTAGGTGCTACCGATCTATCAGAAGCTTCACTTGAGACTGCACTTATTACACTTATTACAATCTCAAAAACTAAAGATGATCGTGGCATTCTAATCGGTGCACAGGCCGAGTCACTACACGTTCCATCTGATCTAGCATTTACTGCAGACCAGATTCTAAACAGCCAGATGACAACTGTTATTGGTGTAAACCCCAATGACACTTCCATCGGTGCAACCAACCAGAACAAGATCAACTCAATTCGTAATCAGGGTCTTGTTCCCGGTGGTTTCTTTGTTAATCGTCGGTTCACCGACACAAACGCTTGGTATCTCAAGACTGATGTTCCTAATGGTACAAAGATGTTTGTTCGTGCGCCTCTATCAACAAAGATGGAACCAGATTTCGACACAGGAAATCTACGTTACAAAGCTCGTGAACGGTATAGCTTCGGCTGGTCCGATTGGCGTGGCTTCTTTGGTGCTTCAGGTTCTTCCTAAAAATCTGAGGAACTAGACTAAGGCATTGGGGTGT